GCGCTTTCACCGCCCTCACCGCTGCAATACGGAAAGGTGTCCAGCAGCTCGTCCATCACATTGGCGGCGCTGACGTACTGGTCCTCCATGTCTGCCACGTTGTAATCCACCAGGCACACCAGATCCAGACCCAGCTGGCGCAGGAACCGCCCGCCCAGCCTTTTGCTGATCTTGGCCTTGGTGCGCTGGAGGAACATGGCGGGTGTTTTCGTGCCCTGCTGGTTGGGATTGTCGTAGAAGGTGAAGCCGGGCAGGGCAGGGGCCAGATAGTCCGCCAGGGCGCGGGTGAGGCTCTGCATGGTAAACGTCATAACCCCATCTCCCTTGTGAGCTTGTCCCGCTCGGTCCGCACGGTCTCCTCATACCTGTCTATGGCCTGTTCCGTGATGTGCAGGCCCTCCACGTAGGTGGTTTTGGTGCCGACCATCAGGCCGACGCCTTTTGGCTTGCCCAGCTCCATGGACAGCAGCCCGTCCGCGTCGATGTAGAGGCCGGGGACGAAGTGCTTGTCCACCCGGTGGCCGTCGTTGACATAGCTGGCGTACTCCATGTTGTTGGCCAGAATGGTGGAGAACCCCACCCCCACTGGGGTGCAGCTGCTGTCGCTCACCCAATGCTGCGCCATCTCGCCGGAAATCATGTTGACGCCCCGCTGCTCCCCGTCCTCAAAGGTATTGGGCGGGGTCAGCTCGACAGCCAGCTCCACCGCCTGAAGGGTTGCGCCCTGCGCGATATCGGCCAAACGGTTTTTTATATCCGGGAACCGTTTTTCCAGCTCCGCCAGCCGTTTTCTCAGCCCGTCACCCAGCTCCATCTCCCAGCGCTCCTTTCAGATATTCCCGCTGGAGCAGTCCCACCTCCTGGTGGGCCAGCCCAGGCAGCACCGCGCCAAAGGGCTCGTAGAAATACACCGGGTCCCCGGCGAAGGCCCGAACGGTCTGCCAGACCTGGCCCAGCCGCGCCCCCCGCCGGATCAAAAGCTCGTCCCCTGCCTGGATGTCTACGCCGTTGTCACAGGCCAGCTTATCCTCGCTCTCCCCGGCGGCGGCTGTGGACTGCATCTGCGGCGGATGTGCGCCGCTGCGGTAGACCCGGCAGGGCTGGCCCTGGGCCACCAGGACACGCTCCTGCTTGGTCAGGTTCCCCTCCCTGCGGGGCCGCACCCGGTGGATATCCACCAGGTCGGTGTACCAGTCGGCGTAGTTCATATCACATAGGTCCCTCCCATCCCGGCCAGCCGCGCCCTGGTGGCCAGCAGCTGGCCGTACTGGGTGGCGTTCAGGTCGCCCCAGTCTGCCGTGGCGCGGGTGAGGGCGTCGGTGTCATAGCTCACCGAGCTGTCCCCCAGTGCGGCGGACTTCACCACCCCCACCAGCGCCCCCGAGGCCGCCGCCTGAGCGGGGGTCTCGTTCTGTATGGAGAAGGTGCGCAGGTACAGCGACGCATAATGGGCGGTGTACAGCCCCGCGGCGAACCGCCACCCCTCGCCCCAGCGGTCCGGGGTGACGGCGGCGTTGGCCTGTCGGATGAACTCCTCCAGCATGGCGGCGGGAAGCAGCGGCTCCCCGTCCCCTTTCTGAAAGAACTGCGGGAAGTCCTGCCGGAACAGCTCCGCAGTATAGCTTCCACTGCCCCGGCTGAGGTTGGCCGCCCGGGCCTTTACCCCGGCGAATTGCGGCTTATTCCAGCAGAACATTCCCTCACGCCTCCTATTCCCCGCCCTCCTGGGCCTCCTCGTCCGCCTCCTGTTCGGCGGACTCTTGGTTGTCCTCGCCCTGCTCCTCCTTGGCGGACTCCTGGCCGGCGGACCTACGGCCCTTCCGGGACTTGGACTCCTGGTCCTTGTCCTTTTTGTTCTCGGACACCACCAGCTTGCCGTCCTGCGCCAGCGCCTTGAAGTAGGCCGTCTTGGCTGCCCAGTCGGGCACCTGGCAGATATCGCCCCGCTTCAGCCGGACGGACTCCTTTCCATCCGGGCTGGGGATGATAATATTTCGGTTGGACATGACGAAAACGCTCATATTGCCCTCCTTAAATTCCGTCCCAGTACGTCATCGTCTGGGGATAGAGCAGCTGGACCTGAGAGATGTTGGCCATGTAGGCGGTGTCGTAGCACACGTTGGCCACATTGGGAGCGGACATGACCCGGGCCAGGGGCACCAGCTCGTCCATTTTCAGGAAGCGCTCGTGGTTGACATAGACGGCCATGCGGTCCGTGCCGCCGGTGCCCGCGCCCTTGCACCACCGGGTGGCCCCGATGAACAGGGACCCGCCATTCTTGGCCGCCACGTTGTTCTTCAGCACGAAGTCCAGGATGGTCTGCGTGGCCAGGTCGGTCACCATGGTGTTGAGCAGGTAGGTATACTGCTCATAGGGCAGCAGAATGTGGTTGGGCATGGCGCTCTCGTCGTATTCCGCCGCGGCCCAGGCGGCGGTGATGGCGGTGTTGATATCCGCCAGAATCTGCTCTTTGGTCTTGTCCTTCCATTTGGTGGACGGGGCGGCCTGACCGTTGCCCGCCACGGTGGTCTCCACCGCGTCCGGGTCGTTCAGCAGGCCTGTGGTGCCGTAGGCCTCAAAGCCCTTGTAGACGTTCTCGTCCATGTGCTTGTCGTAGGACATCCGCACTCCGTCGCCGAGCAGCTGGTCCAGGGACCGGCCGATGTAGCTGGACTTCTGCATATCCACAAACATCACCCGCAGGGCGGCGGCGAACACATGGGCCTTATACAGCCCCTTGTCCAAGCTGGCCTGGACGATGGGTACGCCGTTGGCCCCGCCGGCGGTGATGGAACCCTCGCCCGAACCGCCGGTGATGCCATAGGCTACCGACATGGCGGAGGCGTAGTCCACCCAGCCGCCGCCCGTCTGAATCACGATGTCCCGGGGATAGGTGTAGCTGCTCAGGGGCTTGCGGATCAGCGGGTCCCGCTTTTCCAGCTCGGAGATCAGGAAGGCCCCGCCGGAGGCCACCCCCGCCTCGTCCATGGTGGGCACGCCCCCGGGCATACCGGGGACGGACAGCTTGCCGGAGCTGAACACGCCGGCGTTATAGGTGCCCGCGTTCTGAAAATTCTGCATTTGGTCTTCCTCCTTTTCAGGCGTTGTTCATGGTGAGAATGCGCAGCTCTGCGATTCCGTTGGCGTCCGCCGGACCCGCCCACTGGCAGTTGGGCAGCTCCACCGTGTTGGCGGCGGTGGCATCGGCCACGGCCTCAAACCCGCCCACCTCGGCGGTGGGCAGGGCGCTGTTGGCCGCCACACGGACGTACACCTTGCCGCCCAGGGCCGCCCGCCTCGGCGGTGGGCAGGGCGCTGTTGGCCGCCACCCGGACGTACACCTTGCCGCCCAGGGCGGGGGCGCCGTTCTGGCACCTCGCGTTGATGGAACCGCGCATGAACACGGGGACGGCCTCGCCGGGGGCATAGGCGCCCGCGCCCTGCTCCAGGTAGTTCAAAGCGCTCTTGACCTCCCGCGCGGCCACGCCCACGAACTGCGCGGCGGTGGAGCCCGCCCCCATGGGGACCACCGCGCCGCCCGTGTCATACTTCAGGGGCGCGCCAAAGGCGATCTGCTCCGCGCCGCCCGCCGGGTGGGGGTTGACGATCATATCAGGCTGGCGGGCGTAGCTGCCCGCAAAGCCGTGGGGCATGGTGGTTCCGATGTTCTGAGGATGCAGTGTCATGGTTAACCCTCCTTTTCCTGGCGCTTATGCGGATTCCGGGCGGCGTAAGCCTGCTGGGCATCCGCGCAGCGCTTCTCATAACTGGTCATGGCCGCCTGGTCCGCGGCCTTCTGGGCGCTGGCCTGGGCCGCTGCCGCCAGCTCGCCCAGCTTGCCCTGGTCCTGGATGGAGGAGATCAGCGCGTCCGTCACCTGAGCCCGGACCGCTTTGTCCTGAATGGCGGCCACCACCGGGCGCATGGAGCGCAGAATGGCCACGGCGGCGTCCTTTGCCCCGAGGGACAGGCAGACGTCCGCCGCCTTGTCCGCGGGGACGGTGACGGTCTTCTCCCCGGCCTCCTCGCCGCCCAGCCTCTTCAGCAAGTCGTCCAGCTCGTCCTCACCGCTGAGCTTCTTCTCCTCCGGCTCCTCTTTCTTGAGGCTGCTCAGCAGCTCCAGCACCCGGTCCAGCTTGCTGCCCAGATCGTCTCCCTTGGGCGCTCGCTCCACCACCGTGTCCTGCGCCGGCTCCGCCGTCTTCTCGGGCGCGGCCGCCGGAGCTTTCTCCGCCGGCGCGGCGTCCAGCACGCTGGCCGTGGAGGACACCATAGCGTCCAGCTCCTCCGGGCTGGCGTCCTTGGCCGCCATGCCAAAGGCGGTCAGGACAGATTTCCAAAAGTCAGCCCCACTAGCAGTATCCGTATCAATGCAATGCCAAAAGTCTGTTTCAGGGAGCACTCATATAGGCTGAGCACCACCACAATATTTGACAGGCCAATCTTAATGCCCATAATCCCAAATGAAAACGGCAGCAGCGACTCCACGTAACTTAGCACAAATGCCGCTGCCACCAGCATTCCAATCTGGGCAATCTTTTTTGTCTTCATTTAAAATTTCCCCTAAGGAGCTGCACTTGCAGCCATGCCGCTGCAGGCACCACAAACAAGCCTAAGTCGTCCCTATCAGCTCCTTGCTTTCATCTGTTTTAGCAGACTCCAGAATATAGTTGCCGCACATATAATCCGAAATATAGAAAAGCAGGAATTTGTCATCAAATGTATGATAAAACACAATCCTCATTTTCCTTGTCTCATATACCGTCATCTGCTCATCCATAATAATCGGCTCGCCATACCGCTCTGTCAACTGGGAAAGCACCTTCTTTGTCTCCATCGGAAATAACAGGTAAATCCCCATATTGACAAACCCTTTAAAGAAATAGTAATAAATGCTATTTACACCGTTCGCTTTGCTGCCCTGCCCGAAGATAAGGCTCTTTGTCTCTTTTTCATACGCCAGGATCATCGGTTTCTCCTCTAGGAAAGAAGCATTATTAAATGTCTCGCCCCAGTCATATTCCATAAATCCATTTTCACGGAAGAAATCAATATTGACCGCCTTTTTGCTTGGAATCGGATACTCTACAGAAAGGTACTGTTTATATTTGCGGTAAAAATCGCGCACAATCTGTGCAGCCTTTTCTGTATTTGGATTTTTCCGCTCCCCGGCCGCCCTCTCATCAATAGGCGGAATCCAGCCAGGCGGCGACATATGGTCAATAAATACATTGGCAATCTCCGTGTCAAATTCTGTACCCCTTCCCTTATAAATAATATTGAGCGCCTTGTCTATCTCCCAAGCCTCCTTATACTGGCGCTTGCTGCTCAGGGCATCATAGACATCCGCAATCTTAATGATTTTGGCGAAAAGGGAAAGTTCATCCCCCTTCAACCCATCCGGATATCCCTTCCCATCAATCCTTTCATGGTGGTGGCGCACACCGTCAATAATCTCTTCGCTGATCCCCACCTCGGACAACATCTCTGCACCGCGGATTGTATGGTACTTCATCTGCTCAAAATCACTCTGGGTATATACGCTCTGTTTATTTAATACATAATCTGAGACACCAATCTTGCCGATATCATGCAAAAGTGCTGTAAACTCCAAATCAAACTGTTCATTTTTGCTGAGTTTAAGCCAGATGCCAATATCCTTTGAAATATTTGCCACGCGCTGGGAGTGGCCTGCTGTAACCGGGTCTTTCGCATCAATTACCGAAATCATCAATGACAGCATGGAAAAATACATTCTCTGGTGCTCCCCACGCTCATGCTGCGCCTTGAAATAAATATACATGGAAAAAAGCATCATGGAAATATAAGATGCCCTCTGCGGCTTCAGCTTCTTTTTCAGCCCAATCACAGTGAAAGTCACCAATTCGGATTCTGCGTCAAAAACCGGAAGCGGCACAAATGCCACATAATTCTGCCCCTGAAACAAATTAGTACGCGTCTGGATTACGGAGGTGCTGGTTCCAGCCGGGGTATTCCAGAACTGGTTCTCCACAAAACGCCTGTTCCGGTAATTCTCAGCCGCCAGTTCTTTTAACAGAAACGACTCCTGATCCATCACCGGAAGCAGCAGGGACGCTGAAATATCATCCTCAATCTCACTGCGGTTTTTCATTAAATACTCTGAGTAAGAAACGGAATGCTCAATATTAACTATTGTATTTGTAAAACGGATTACCGCATCAATAGGAAGGTTTCTCATACTAATCCGCTTTAATACTTTTTTAATCGTCAAAAGAATCACAAAAACAAAGGTAATCGATATGAAAAAATCAACAACCGGAAGATACAAAATCCCCCGCTCTATCAAAAAGAAATCAGCCAGAGCCACCGCACAGATTTCCAGAAAATAAGCCAGCACACAGACCCAGTCCACCGTAAATACAACAAAAAGCCCAATCAACAGGGCACCTGCCATCACAAAATACATCTTCTGTGAAAACTTTAAAGCAGGCACAGTGGCATCATTCTGAATCGTTCCCAATACATTTATGTAATAATCTGCCAAATCCTGTGACCGGCTTGCACCTCCGGCATACTTTGATAATGTATTGCGGTCTTGGAAAAAAATCACAGCATCTTTATATTTGTCCGCATTCTTGTACTTTTTCGCTTCCTCATAAAAAGAATCCAGGTTCTTATAAACCACTCCAAACTTTGAAGTCTCCCTGCTCCGGATCGTGCCGTCCTCAATTGCATGAAGAACATGCTCCCCCGTCTTATTCTTCATGGTATAGGTCCGTCTGTCTTTATCATATTCTACCGTACCATTTTCCATCGTCATCATAAAATAAGGCAGATAATTTCTCGAATAGCTCCCCTCCCCCAGCACCTCAAAACGGTTATCGTTGCCGTGGTAACTATCCAAAAATTTAATCTGGCAGCACTTATCGCCGACATGGTAATAGCCGATATTTCTGGAATTATAATGCCAGTAAACATTACCTGCATTCCGGAATGCGGGCATACATCTTCTCTCTGCAGATAGATCGGACAAAAGCTCTGTGCCTAATATAAACACTCCCTTTGATGTATGAAGAGTATTTTCTACAATGTATTTAAGCTTCTCAATCTGCTGGGTCTCCATCTCCGTTTTTTCTGTCTCTGTAGAACTTTCGTTGTAGATTGAAGGAACCGTAATAACATACACATCGCTTTTGAGGCGGAGCTTCTCCTCGCTCGCAAGAAATTTTGTACAAAACATTTCCTCATAATCAGTGCTTGCACTGCGCAGTCCAAATAACAGGAAAAAATTAAGAAGAAGGCATACCGCTAACGCTACAACTAGTTTTAAATCCCTTTTAAATAATTTTTTCATACTTTCTCCATTTTGCTCTTTTCATTTCTCCGTTCCTGGCTGCCAAAAAAGACAGTCCATAGTAATATAATACCATGGACTGTCCTTTCTGAAAAGCATTTCTTTTCCATTCATGATAAAATTTCCCAAACAAACGGAAAAAATTTCTATCTTACATCTTTTATGCTGAAGCTCATCCTACCCATTTTATCCTTGCCAAGACAAACCACCTTGACATGGTCCCCCAGAGTCAGGACATCTTCTATATGATTAATTCTCTCATTTGCAATTTTAGAGATATGCACCATACCTTCTTTGCCCGGAGCAAACTCAATAAAGGCGCCAAACTCTTTAATGTTTACAACCTCACCTTCCAGAATCTGGCCTTCATAATAATCTGTGGTGATAATCTTAATCAGGCGCAGTGCCTCCTCCATCATGCTGGTATCCTCTCCGCAGATAGAAACTGCACCTTCATCTGAAATATCAATCTTTACGTTTGTGCGCTCAATCAACGTATTGATTGTCTTTCCGCGCTGCCCCACAACATCGCCAATCTTCTGCGGGTCAATCTGCATCTGTATAATCTTTGGTGCATATTTTCCGACTTCTTTTCTAGGCTCACTGATTGCCGGAAGCATGACACTGTCCAGAATAAACATTCTTGCCTCTCTGGTACGCTTAATTGCCTCTTCTACAATCGGCCTAGTCAGGCCATGAATCTTGATATCCATCTGGATTGCCGTAATGCCGTCCTTTGTCCCAGCTACCTTAAAGTCCATATCCCCAAAGAAATCTTCCAGTCCCTGTATATCTGTCAGCACCAGATAATCATCGTCGGTATCGCCTGTCACAAGGCCGCAGGAAATTCCGGCAACCGGTTTCTTAATCGGCACCCCGGCAGCCATCAGCGACATGGTAGATGCGCAGATACTCGCCTGAGAAGTAGAACCATTTGACTCAAATGTCTCTGACACCGTACGGATTGCATACGGAAATTCCTCCTCACTCGGGAGCACCGGGAGCAGGGCGCGTTCCGCAAGTGCGCCATGGCCAATCTCCCGTCTTCCCGGGCCGCGGCTCGGCTTTGTCTCCCCGACAGAATAAGATGGGAAATTGTAATGGTGCATATACCGTTTATTTGTCTTATTCAGGTCAAGCCCGTCCACCTTCTGCTGCTCAGACAGCGGAGCCAGTGTTGTGATGGTACAGATCTGTGTCTGCCCGCGGGTAAACATAGCAGAGCCATGTACCCTAGGAACCAAATCCACTTCTGCCGCCAGAGGACGGATCTGCGTAATCTCACGGCCATCAGGACGCTTGTGGTCCTTCAAAATCATTTTGCGTACCGTCTTTTTCTGATACTGATAGACTGCCTCATCTAATATTGCAAGCCACTCTTCGTTTTCCGCAAAAGCCTCTGCCAGCTTCTCTGTTACTGCGCGCACATTTTCCTCTCTTGTCTGCTTATCATCAGAAAATACAGCTTCCTCCATCTCTTCCGGAGGAACGATTTCCTTAATCGCCTCAAACATTTCTTCTGGCACCGCACAACTGGTGTATTCATGCTTTGGTTTTCCAACCTCCGCCACAATGCCATCTATAAACGCTATAATTGTCTGGTTGACTTCATGGCATTTATAAATTGCCTCAATCATTTTTTCTTCCGGAACCTCGTTCGCCCCGGCCTCAATCATGATAACCTTCTCTCTCGTAGAAGCTACGGTCAGGCGCATATCGCCATTGTCCCACTGCTCCTGGCTTGGGTTAACAATAAACTCACCGTCCAAAAGCCCCATCTGTGTTGTCGCACAGGGACCGTCAAACGGAATATCGGAAATGCTGGTCGAAATTGCAGAACCAAGCATTGCCACAAGCTCCGGCCTGCACTCCGGATCAACGGAAAGTACCAGATTATTTAAAGAACAGTCATTGCGGTAATCTTTTGGAAACAGCGGACGCATTGGACGGTCAATGACACGGCAGGTCAAAATCGCGTTGTCCGAAGGCTTTCCCTCTCTCCTCGTAAAACCACCAGGTATCTTTCCTACTGCATACATTTTTTCATTATATTCTAAATATATACTAGTACCATACATTTCAAGGATTTCCTCTTTAGCAGTATAAAAATCATTTAACTTACCCTTTTCTAAAGCAACTACAGATGTCATTATCTTAGTAGTAGATGCAATGAGTCTTTTTTCATTTATATTATTTTTTTCACAC